GTTTCTGCACGAAGGTCGTGTGAAACTTCTGGGTGAATACCTGTCCAGTACAAGGAACCACGGCGAGCCTTGGCCTTGTTTGCACGGAGCTTAGCAACAGCCTTACGGATGTCAGCTGAGTCAATTGTATCAGCAGCATCTACGTTAGCAACAGCAGTTGCGTTACCTGCGTAGATGTTGTTTGAACCAGAGCGGAGGGTTGTCATTGCGACAGAGTCGATTGAGTCAGCGAGGTTGTAAGCAATGATGTTTGCAATCGCTGGGTCGACATCTGCGAGTGAGAACAACTCGAGTGCACGGGTTACGAGAACTGCATTACCGTACTCATTAAGAGTAATGGTGACAGTTGTCGGTGTTGATAGAGAAACTGCATCTGGGTCAGTTGTCTCTGTAAGAGTTGAAGTAACCTGGTCCAAATCGACATACTTCTGGAGTACGACGGTTTGTCCTGGGATTGCTTGACGGGCAGGACGCTTATCTGCGACCGAACGGATTAGGGGTTCGGAGCGGAGAGCGAACTCGAGAAGGCGGTCATATGCCTTCTGTACGAGACCTGCGCCACCAACTGTTCCACCGAGAGACGTGCTCGCGGTTGATGTATATTGGTTTGACATTAGTTTTAGTCTCCTATGACTATGAACGGATTATTGTTGTGACTGGAGAATTGACAGCAACTCTTCAGCAGAGCCTGCTTGATTCAGACGCTGGTCCAAATCCAATCCTCTATCAGGTGTCACAGCACCTTGTGTCAGCACATCTTGTTGGCGAAGCCGAGCTAAGTCTTGCTGACTGATTGGTGCCTCTTCTTGCTGTGGTACCTTGATTCCAAACAAGTCTGCGTTATCATCGAGCCAATGTGAAACTGACTCCTCGTTAACATCATCCAAGTCTTTCAATACAAGGCGTGCAGCCTTTTGGTTGACACCTTTCTTTTCTAGGACTTCTTTGACGACTCGCTCACGCTGCACCTTGGTTAAACCCTCAAGTTGCTCAGTAAGTTCTTTGATACGCTTTTCATCAGCACGCTTAGCTTTACGGAGTTTCTTTAGTAAGTCACTCTCAGTTGCACCAAACGACTGTGATTCTGTATCCAAGTCATCGTCTTCTTCGTCCCAGTATGTGTTGCTCATAGCAACCTCCACCCTTCTATCGTTGTTAGTCGCAAGCCTCAGTTCAAGTTGGGGAGTCTTGGCTGGCTCTTGCTACCGGTCTATACGCCTGATGGGGCCGGTCGGTCCATCAAGGATTCTATATTAAGCCGCCTGCGGCTCTCTTTTGTGATTTAAGTCCACCGTATTCTCCGCTGAACTCTGCGATTTCTCTAGCTGCAAGAATATCTCCAGCTCTTTTTGCTTCAGCATTCTGTAGGTAAAACTCTTTCTCTGCTTCAAGCTGGCCGTACTGCTTGTAGCCTTTACCATAAATTGAGCTAAGCTTCTCAGCGGTAGGCAGTACTCCTGCTACAGTAGCTGCTGCAGTTCTTGCCTGGGCTGGGGTGATTCCTGCTTGCATCATAGATGTTACGCCAATAGTTCCGCGTTGTACATTTGTGGGTGCACCTGCAGCTTCTTCTCCAGTAAATGTTGCAGCCTCAAGGCTAGTGCCTAGTCCTTGTCGCAATGCTTCTCCACCAAGTTGTGAAGCAAGTATTGTCTGCTTCATCTTAGGCAGCATTGTGTCAGGTGAAAGTGCATATGCTACGATGTCGCTTATCTTAAAGAACTTAGTTAACGCTGTAAGATTCTCTGCTGGACCTTTTAGGATATTGTCGTAGGCTAGTGCAACCTTAGCTGAAATATCTTGTGGTGGTTGTGCATCGCCAATCAACTTAGCATAGTAGGCACGGTTAGCAAACTGATTTAAATCATAGGACTTGAATGTCTTCTCATATGCCTGTTCATTTGCTAGGTACTCAGCATCATCAAGCGGAGGTAGTCCCTTTTGTATGCGAATCCTATTTCCTTCGAAACGCTTTAGGTATGGCTCATTGAATCGCTTATCATACTTGAGTAGTAACAGTGCATCTTCAGATGAAATCTTTGGGTATTGCTTTCTAATAGATTCAATAGAGTCCATTAGTCCTTCAACACCAACTGCAGATAGTATCGACATGGCAGCCATAAGGGCTGCAGTTGCCTCATCGCCCATCTGTTGATTTACTACAGTTTGTAAAGATGACGGTAAATCTGTAAACTTTATATTTGGGTCTGCAGCAAAAGCCTGTGTAAACAGTTTATCGCCTTCTGCTTTAAGTACGTCTCCCTCAGCCATAGCTGCTGCTGCCGCATCCGCTGCTGCTTGAGCTGCTAGAGCCTCAGCCTCAGCCATTGCCTGCTCTCCTGCAATGTCAGCCATGATAGCATCTAGGTCAGCTTGAGCTTGATTAAGTGCAGTATCTACGGAGATAGCTAGCTGAGTAGTTTGTTGAGCAATTGCTTGCTTTGCTGGGTCAACTACTGGCGATGTGGCTAATGGTATTTCTGCAGGAGCCATCTGTGCAGCTCTTGCTTGGGCCCTGATTCTTTCGTCAGTAAAGTCGACAGCAGTAGCAGGGGCTGGTTCATAACCAACCATAGATGCTGCCTCACCCTTACGGAATGAGCCAATATCAAAGTTACTTACCGCTGTAGCGCTCTTCTTTTTCTTAGCCACTAGATGCTCCCTGGTACGAAGTTTCTAACCAATGTCTTAGCATCGCTAAACATTTGGCCGATATACCTTCTTGATTTTTTGTATTCGGGTGTAGTATACAGATAGTCTTCCCACTCTTGTGGTGTCATCAATTCCTTACCCTTGAATACTGGATACATATCCGCAACTTTAATATCTTTTTCCTGTTGGTCAAAAAGGTTAGCCTTGATTCCAATATAGGTAGCTAATGCATCTCTTGTTGTAAGTCCTTGCTGGAAGTATGGCGCTAATGCGGGGTAAGATACTTGTGCCTGGATAGAAATTTTCTGTACTTCATTCTCCAAAGCCTGACGGCTACGGATACTGTTGATAGCCTGCTTGTATACAGTCTTATCATCTACCGGAATGCCATATGCATCATACGCTTTACGGAGGGCAGTGTAGCTACCACCCAAAGCACCACGCTGCATCATCAAAGAATCAGGTGCTTGAGTACCTTTAAACATCTGTCCAGCTTTTTTCTGAATCGCATCTAGTAGAAGTTGATTGCGTTCAGGAGCGCTAATGTATGTTCCGCGCTTTCTTTCAAGGTTGTTTACTGTGTCAACAAATTCTTTTGCTAGCTTCTTATCAACTGGAATATCCAAGTAGTCATTAAGAGCCTGGGTAATTTCTAGGTTAAGAGTAGCCTCGGGTGTAAGCTTGGGGGCCTTTGGTATTGTAGTCTTGATAGCAAAGAACTGTTGGGCAAGGTTCGGTTGACTATAAAGCTTCTGTAAACTTACTGTATAATTTTCACCAACAGTATCAGCATACTTCATTACTTCTTCAAGTGCCTTGGCATCAACTGGGCGAATCGGAATCATGCCCTGAGCTAGAGCATTGTTGAGATACTCCATTGTTGGAGCTTGACCCTTGGGGTATACGCCAGGTATATCCCGAAGCATGGCAAGCATCTGAACTTTTTCTGCATTTGTTTTATTTAGGAAGTTTCTCATCCCATCGCCTGGGACATACTGCACAGTTTTTACTACTGGTACGCCCTCAGTTGGTCGCCCGGTCGCAGTAGTGGGTGGCTGACTTACTGTCCTACCAACTACAATTTCTGTACCTTTTGGAACGCCTAAAAGACTTGTCTGTTTTGATGCACCTTTAGTTACAGTTTCTCCAGCAGCCTTAGCCTTAGAAGATACTTTATCTACAAGTTGACCAGAAGTAGAAGTCTGTCCACCAGCACGGGCTTTGCCCTGTGCTACCTGTTCAGCTGTAGGCTGTTTTGTTTCTGCCATATTAGCCCTCTAACTCCTTCTTGAAGAATGCATAGAACATATTCTGGAACTCTGGATTAGTCTTGATAATTTCTTTTGCTTGCTCTGCTAGCCATTCACGCTGTGGTAGCGAAGCTTTATTCTCTAAACTCTTTCTTCCGCTAGCCTCAAGTGCTTTCTCACGTAGATAGAGATAGTCACGAAGTCCTCTAACTGCCCCTGAATCTTCAAAGCGTGGGTCAACTGCCATACGATTTAGTTGGTCAGCGATACGTACATCTTTATATGTATCAAACTTAAATACAAGTCCTAGCCCAGCAAATGATTCTCTTAGGCTTTCATTAGCCTCATTGAATGTTTCGCTATCCCATCCTTCTCCTACAGAGCGAGCAAGGAGTGTGTCCTTGGCTGCATAGTAGCGAATAAGGGTAGCTCTTTCAACCAACTCACGTGGCTTGAACTTTACCTTGTTGCCCATTCTCTGTTGCCAGCGGTACATCTCAGTTGAATAGCCACCGCCTGGGTAGGCATATCCGTATACATCGCCGTAGTCAGTTACTAGTGATGGGTCATCCTTGATTGCTTCATAAGTAAACAAGTTTGTAGGTCCACCAGTAGAACTACTAATGATAGCAAATACTAGGTTAGGGCTGTATGTATCAAAGAAGTCATTATAAGCTTTGTTCTTGTCTCCAGCAGCAGCAACCTCAAGTTGCTTGAAGTCATTATATAGAGATGTAGTTAGGAGCGTATTGCCATCTTCGAGAGTTGATAAGCCACTGAACTGTAACTGGAATGGAGACACAGCTCCAAAGATACCACGCATAACTGTAAACCATTTAGCAAATGTACTGGTATCAGTTATAAGTCTCTCTTGGTCAGCTCTGTCATCTAGGTTATAGTTGCCACCACTAGCAAGATAATTCATGGTTGGGGCGAAGGATGCAGCATATGACTCATCAGGCATAACAGGTGCTAGGATGCGGCGCCAGTTGCCTGGGAGGAATGACTCCAAGAATCCTGTCTTAAAGTTAGGCTCACCAAATGGGTAGATAGTCTTATATGCCCACTCACGCAAACTTGGTGTTAGTAAGTTAAGTGGGTTAGGACCATAGGAATCTAGGGTTGCAAGACCCATTGACAGACCAGGACCAACGCCAGGCATAATGCTGCCTGAAGCGAATGCGAAGTTCAACGACTGTGGTGTTGAAGATACCGCAAATGGACCAGATACTGCAGGCTTACCTAATGCAATGTTAGATAGGAAGTTAAGTCCTGTTGACATGAATGGTAAGAAGAACTTACGCTGACCATCTAGTGGGTCTGTATAGAAGAACCCTTGATTAGGGTCATAGTAATCTTTAGCATCAGTTAACTGATATAGTGCAGAAGACTCTGGGTTTGTCAACCAGTTAAGTACCTTCTGTACTTTATAGACCTGCATTGGATTATTAAGGGCAATGCTACCCCAAGCCTTAATGGTATCTTCCCATGCCTGTCCGAATGGTGCAATAAGGCGCAACTGATGGAAGAGTAGACGCTTGCGTGAGGCATCGTAGAATAGGTCTCTAACGTGCCTAGAAGCCACTGTAGAGGCGTATTCGTGGGCTTGTGCTAGCGTGACATTACCGTCACCTTTAGCTGCCTTAAATGCTCCCCAGACTTTATGCTGACTACCAACAGGTTGGCCATTCCAGCTCTTTAATGGAGACAATGATTGCTGTGCTACATCAGCTAGCTTAGCAGCAGCCTCACCATCTAATGCACCAGCAATGTCGTGGATAGCATCCCAGTACTTCTGGCGCCATTCTGGCCCCATTGTAGATGCCTTCTCAAACTTAACTGCGATATTAAAGAAGGAGTCAGCAATACCAGCGGCTCTACTTCTCTGCTCTTTAGCATATCTACCATACTTGACATCGGGTACATTCATGGATAGACCATCCCAATTACCCTTGCCATCAAAGTTCTTGCGTAGCAAGTCAGCAAACTCTTGGTTTACATCCTTGAGAGTCTTGCCAGTCTTGCTTACATTAGCAGCATTCTTAATTGAGTTAGCTGCAGCAGCACTACCCTTGGGCACAGATAAAGCAAATCCATCTGCATCAATCTTACCAAAGCCAATCAAGTTTTTAATTGCTTGTGATGCATCTCCACCCATACCAGCAGCTTCATCAACACGAGCACGAACAGATGTGAGTTGTCCCTTGTCATTCTTGCCAGTAAATAGGTAGTTCATTGCACCTTCATCAGTGCGTAGCCAATCACGAATCTCTGGCTTTTGTAGTTTAGTAAAGTTGTCCCATTCTTCTTTACCAGCGCCACGGAGGACGAAGTCGACTCCTGCTTGCTCTTTACCTACAGCAGTACGAGCAGCAACTCGGCCTGCAAGAGAGTTAGATAGGATTCTAACTTCAGAAGCTAGTCCTTCCCACCAACGTGGGTGGCCAAAGTCAACTCTATTGAACCCAGCAAACTTAACTGCAACGCTAACGTCCCTATCCATTGATGATACGCCACGAATAGACTGTGACTGAATGTAGGATTCAGCAGCGTCGTGTGCTAGAATCTCTGCAGCAAACTCTTCTTCTGCTGAGGCAAGCTTAAAGTTAGTACCCATTACTGTGTTGCGATATGGGTCAAGCTTATCTAACATCCTGCGCCAGGCTGATGCGCTCTCTGAGCGCCCAAGCCACATACCTAATGCCATAATAGGGTTGTTAAAGAACGAGACATGGCCAGTTCCCATAACACGAATCTGCATCTCAGCAATGTTACGAATGACATACGCTGGACGAATAAGAACCATACGCTTCCAAGCAGTATTGGTTGCAACATCTACAGCTTCTTTTACCGACTCAAGTGTCTTACCGCCACGGCGGTTTACGAACGAAATGATATCAAGGAGTTCTCTTGCTGGTGGTAAATATACCACAGAGTTGAGATATTCAGAATCTAGGTGCGGACCAGAGATGGTAACCTTCTTATCGCCACTGATTACATAATCTAGTTTAGCGCCTGATGCATGCTGTTTAGCCCAATAGGAGCCCATCTCAGCGTTACCATTCTTGAATACACGAGTAGCCTCACGAAGTGCTTCTTCATCTATACCTTTTTTGCCAAGATTGGCTTTAAAGATTTCATCAAATAGTTTACCGGTAGCAAGATACCCAATCTCAGAAGCATTATCAGAGTAAGCAACTTCAGTAACTAGCTTGCTGATTACTTCTTCAGGTACGTTTGTGGCTCTACCAAATCCATAGATTGCATCTACTAAAGCATCCTTGTCAGATGCATGAATCATAGTTCCACCAGGAACTACTGTGTTGTAGCTTCTTGAAAGGTTGGTCTTTACTTTGGTGGCACCATTTTGTACAGCGCTTACAGTCTTAGCAACCTTGTCAATATACGGTAACTTAGCAGCACCGCGAGCAGCAAGGCCGGTGATTGAGTTAGCAACCTTAGTTCTAGTACCAGCAGATATGGTTGCATCAGCAATACCACGGATAGCATTACCTACTTTTGTACCCGTTTCTAGTACATTAGCAACTACTTTACCGTCTGCAATGTATGGCGCAATAGCAGCCAATACTTCTTCGCGGTTCTGTGCAGCAGCAATTACCTTAGCTTGCTCTACGCTAAATCCACCACGCTTACCAGCTTTCTTGCCGATAGCGTATACATCTTCCCAGTTATCCATGTTGGCAAGTGCATCAATAGCAGCACGAGATTCATTGCCGCTAAGGAATGCAGCAACTGCCTCTGGATTCCAGGACATCTTGTCCATATCATCAGAAAGTTGTAGTTGTTTAGCTAAGGCTTCATCTAACTTCTTGCCAGCTTCGACCTTTTCTGCACCAACAGCAGTCTCAAATGCCCTAATAGAGTCTTGTGTTTGCTTAGCAAGTTCAGTAAGTTCAGCATCTTTGAGAGCTAAATCGCGGGCAATGTTAGCCGCTTTCATACCCTCTGATGTGCGTTGTTGCTGGGCTAAAGCCTCACGAGCACGCTTTACTTTGGAGTAAGCAAGTCCTGGGTCTAGTTTAAGCATGGCAACTAAGTCACCAACTGCAGATACTACTGAACCAATACCAGTATCAGGCTGAATGCCTGGGATAAACTCTACGACTGGGTCAAATATGCTGTATGGTCTGTCATATGAGCGACCATCATCTAGCTTAACACGTACTTTTGCTACCTTCATTTGAGCATTGCGTGCAGCAAACCCAATTCCAGCGCTTTCATCTACAGTAAAACCAGCACCAGCGTCAATTCTTCCTTCTTTTCTCCACTGCTTTACAGCTTGGTAGAGTTTTGTTTGAGAAAGTACATCCTCTGGACCACCAGTTAGACCTAATTCTTCACGAGTCTTGGTTGGGTCAGTGGGTTGACGGGTGAGAAAGTTAAGTTCTCCACGAAGTGCTGCATCTAAGTCAGCCTTAGTGGCACGAATACCTGCACCAGCAAGTTCAAATGGTACATCTAGTAGAGTAATTGCTCCACGAGTGAAGCCTTTAATGCCAGACCATAGTCTGCCTTGAAGGCTATTGTTAAATTTTTCATTAGCAACGCGCTGTGATTCAAGAAACTGATTCTTTGCACGCTCTGCTTGTGTCATCTTATCAATCTCAATCAATGAATTGACGAGATTATTGTTTGGCATAGCGCCATTTTCTACAAGACTAGAGAGTAAACCACCAGAAACAGTAGGGTTTGTACGCAACATCTCACGAGCACGGAAGCCTGACTCACCTGGTAGCAACTCAGCAGACTTCAGAAGTTCTTCATAGTCAGCTTGCTGCTGTGTAAGTGTACGCTCCTGAGCGCCTACTACTGTGAATGTGCCGTCAGGATTCTTTTTGATTCCTGGTTTGCTCATTAAACAGCACCATTAGTATCTATGTACTCAAGCATGCGACGCAAATCTTGATTGTTTGGGTCCTGCATGTACATTGCACGAAGGGCGTTTACGCCACTATCAATCTGCATGCCAGGTACTACAGCAGGTAGTCCGAGAGCTTCTTCTCCCGCTCCAGCACCGAGTCTGCCGCCAGCAGTCATTGGAAGAGTTGGGTCAAGTGGTGGGGAATCAAGAGTTACGATAGCAGATGGTGAAACATTTGGTGTAGGGAATGCACGAGGTGACGGAGCTTTGATTGGCTCTGCTTTACGGGCTTCGTTAATTTGCTTATTCATGCCGTATTCAAAACCAGTGTAATCGATATTACCACTCTGGCCATTGCCACCCAAAGGGTTAACATTCATTGGGCTATACTGTGGACCGCCATTAGCACCACCGCGATTTTCAGTTATTGCCACGAGCATCCTCCTCTGGACTGTATGAATATTCTTCTGCTGATAGCAGCATACCCTTGGCTAACCAAGGATTCATGTTCTCACTTACATCTGTCATTAAGTACCTAGTGCCTTCGTAGTCACTCCACTCACTCACTAGTACCCAGCCAGTACATATCTGACTGTCTGAATCTTCTAACTCTTCGGCAAGTATTCTCATTGCTTTATCGATAGCTTCTGCGAACTTACTCACTTAGATTGCTCTTCTTGGTAGAAGGGCGGGAATGTGAATGCACTAACTCTAGATGCAATCTCCATAGCCTTGATGGCATCAGCGCCCGCATAAAGCGCTCCAAGAGCAAACTCACCACCGCTTCCGATGGCGTAGAATCCTTCTTCACTCTTCATCACCGCCAAATCTTGGTCGATGTCAAAGAGTTCACCACCACAAGCAATCAAAAACTGGAAGCGTTGTCCGTCTTGTTTCTTGTCGTGAGCCTCATCAAAGTTGTAACCATTGTCAACTAAGCACTTGCGTAGTGAAGGCATAACCTTCACAATCATAAATCTGTATATATCTTTTTTATCTTTAGCTGTAAGTACTGGTGGTACCCATACATTCTGGGCTATGTCGCAGGGTGCAACTTCACCAGCTCCTGCTATAAGCAATGAACCTCGTCTTGCAATCTTACGCATAACTGGGTGTGAGTAAACTCTACCACCGTCATCTGTTACACGGCTATCGGCTACAATGACAGATTTGTCATCATATTCGATACCAATAATCGTAGTCATTGTCCCCTCCTAGATTATCGTCGACGAATTGTTCTTACGCTTGCGTTTGCTTCTCCAGCACCAGTTAGGCTAGAAAGTAAGCTCATGATATCAGGTTGTCCGCCACCTTGTGGTAGTTCAACTTGCGCTTCCGGTCCTGCGGTAGGAAGAGCGCCTCCTGCCGGAGCAGCGGGAGCAGGGGACGGTTGCTCAACCATTGGTGCGCCAGCAGGAGGAACCTGTTGTTGTGGTGCAGGGAAGATTTCTTCAACTGCATCTTCAAGAGCCTGTCCCTTTTGGCGTGCCTTGATTACCTGTGCAATCTTAGTAACGATTTGGCTTGGGTCTCCACCACCAGCGGCAAGCTGAGGAATAGCTTGTGTGTAAGCTTGGAGCGAAGCAAGCAATGCAGCACGCATCTCTTCAATTTCAATCTTCTCAACTTCTTGGCTAACATTGACGGTAAACGGTAGTTCACGCATAGCCATATCTTTAGAGATGAGTTTACCACCCAAAGCCTGGAGCATAAAGATAAGACCTTGAGCAGGATTAAGACCAGCAAGCATTCCATAGCGTACATCTGCAGAGTAATCACCCTTGATATCTTTCTTGGGTGAGTATGTGATTTCATATGGAGCCCCTGCATCTACGCCACGAATTGTCTTTTCTTGTGGGAAAATCAATTCATCTACCTGGAAGCAAATCTGAATTACATCACGGAGGGCGCTAGCAAAGATTGCTTGTGCAGATTTGACCTGAGTGTCGAAGGCACCCATGAGAGCCTGAACGCCCTGGCCCGTGACAATCGATGCATCAATGTTACCAGTACGTCCTTCAGGATAGCGAGCACCAACTCGTAGTTCCTGGTTGAGCAGCGTCTGCTCCGTGAATGCGCCTTGTGGTAATGTGAGTTCTACGCGGCGTACACCTGCTGGGTTGCTGGTACGGATAACAGCATCTCCACCAAGTTGTAGCTCTTGTACATCTTGTGGAAGTACGATTGGAGATTGTACAGACTTCTCTGCAGCTTCCATAGCAAGGAGTGCAAAGCGGTTGCGTAGCAACTGAATGCCTAGAATATCATCGAACTGTCCACGAAGTTCTCCATCGATAGATGGCTTACGTGCAACAACAATCATCATCTTACCGAGTGGATTCTTAACAGATGACAATACAAGGTTGTTCTTATCTGGTAAGTAGATTACTGATTGGTCTTTATCGTAGTAACGAACCATTTCAATAAGAGAGTTCAAATCTTGCTTGTAACCAAGTCCACCGAGGAGTGAATACTCATACTCAGGGAATTGGGCAACGAGTTCGCCTAGTGTCATTTGGTAACGCTTCGCAAATGCGATGCAACGACCATAGCGGTCAAATTCTGGGTAAGCACCCACTGGGTTTTCTAGGCGAATACGAGGAAGCTTAGCTTCAGCATCTAATTCAATTACGAATGGTAGGAAGCCGTATGTGATGTACCAGTCCGCACCCGAGTACATTTGAACAGACAAGTCAGAGTGAGCAAAATAATTGCTAGCGATGCGAGTACGCTTATCAGCAAAAGCACGAGCGCGGTCGCTCGTTTGGTTTGCCGCTGAGCAGTTAACGGCTGGCAGAGGTGCCATAACTTCCGATAGGTCTCGAGCAACAATGTCAATAAAATTTGCAACGACATTTGCATCTACTCCATCTGGAAAGAAGTCAGGATATACGCTGGCAATCTGACCTTTACGGACAGCAAGGACATCAAGGTTGCGTGCGTCCCTGTCTGAGTTACGAAAGCGCAACGAGTCAACTCGTGCTGCAATCTGTTCAATAGATAACATTTAGTTCCTATCCGTATGTCTGTTGCCACTGTTCTGCAATGGCTTCGTCTAAGTTAATTGAGAATCTTCTTTCCGTTTGAGCTCTTGTTGCCCAACGGTTTTGCATCCATCGTGCTGACTGTGAGTGTTGCTGCATCAGTTCTCTGACGCGAATAACTGCGAACCAGAGAGCCATCACACAGTCGCTAGGGTTTCTAGTCTCAGGTTTCCAAGTAATCAACTGCTGTACAAGAGCCTTAAGCCCTTCACTGCCTTCATTACTGGGTAGTTCTATCGAGTGGTTATCTTGATGTCTTCCATCTCTAAGGCTACCAAAAAGGCTTGCCATAGAAGCCACACCGAAAGAAGTATCCCACTTATTCTTACCAGTGAAGTGAGAATTGAGTTGGCACCCATACATCGATAGCCATGTACGCAAGTCGTCATCGAGTGCGTATGCTTTCTGGTGTGCGTTGATTTCAATTCGTAATTCCTGAGGACGATACTTCTGAACCCATTCTTCAATCAGGGCTCTAATCTTCATTGGTGTTGGGTCAGTCATGTTAGCAGCATCCAACACATAAATCATACTATCACTTCGGTTATAGGTCAAGACCACCGCTGCCGTGTT